CCAAAGGCAGCAACCCGTGATCCCGCTTTATCAGAGGCTTTGGCAACCCTCCCGATCCGGTCTTCAGTGGTTTTCATCGACTTTACGAGCTGGGAAACATCAGCTCTCATCGAGACGACCATATCACCTAAGCTAGGCATTGTTTCTTCCCTTATATGAAGCGGATATTTCTGAGGCGGTCGCTTGCACCTCCTCCACCCAAGGGGTTGCTACCTGTTCGATTTCTGAATCTCCCGAATGGCACTTGAAGTAGTGGGAGAGCATTGAGGTTATGAGACCAAGCATTCGTTCGGTGTGGTACAGTGGTTCTACTTGATCGTAGGCCGCCCACTCATCGAACTGGTCTGGGGTCATGGTGGATAGTAGGCCGTCCACATCGACGGTGCCTACTAGCTTGGCCAGACGGAAGGCTAGAAGTCTTCCTCGGTCTCTTCGGAGTTTCCCACTAGTGCATCTACGTCTTTGTCAGACATGCCACAGACTCCCTGGGCTGCTGAAACAATACGTTCGACGACGGTGATGGGCTGAGATCCAACGACCCCAACGTCTTCTTCGCGGAGGATAAGTGTTCCGCCCTCGTCGCAAAGGCATGCCACTACGAGGCGTTCGCGAATCTCCTGTAGTTTGCGTTTGTTACTCTTACCTGAGGAGGTCTGGAATTGCTTCTCAAAGGCTGACCGCTCTCGGGCGGTCATACCCTTGACGTAAACGATTCCACCTAGCTCTGGGGCCGCAACAACCTGAATAGTTACTGGGGCTTTTGTAAGGAACTGTTCTCTTGTAATTACACTTGGCATTGTTCTGCTATCTTAGTCGGGGTTAAAAGCTGAATTATATCTAGTCTTCGTCGTCGAAGTCGTCATCGTCTTCGTCGTCTTCATCTTGAACCAACTCATCTCGGGCTTCTTGAAGAGCATCCATGTATTTCTCATGCGCTCTACGTAAGTCACCCTTAGTGTGTTTGTCCATTCCATCCACTCTGTCAATACATTCTTGATCAGCAGCCTCTGCGAGACCACCATGTACCAGCCGGTAAGCATCAACATGTTCGATGACACTACCGGCTGGTGCATATCTCACCCCATTTTCAACCACAACGATTGAGGGGTCTGTACTGCTCGTAGCCATTAAAGTGATAAGTAATCGGGCTTTCACTATTCTCTCCTGCTTACCAGCCGGGTAGCTCGGTCAACGTAAGTGTTGAAGTAAATTTCACACCGTCTGACATAGCGACGGTGAAGTCAAGGGACATACCCGCTGACTTAAATGTCCACGTTGTTGAGTCCGCAAACACAACAGCACAGTCCACTTCAGCGGGGGTGGTAATGTTTGATGTAATAGTACCATGTAGGGATGGGTCGAAGAAGCCTCCAATGGACAGCTCACCCGGCTCCGAGTACCCTGTCTGTGAGTACTCCTTACCGGCATCGGTTGTGGAAAGTGTAGTACAGTCGAACGTCTCAACTTCCGCACCAGAGAACGAAATGTCCGTTAACTGGGCCACGGCTGTAAGGAGGCTGGAAACTGATACCTGAAAGACTGTACCTTTGCTCTTGATCTTAGCCATTATGTTTTACCCTTTACGGCCACGGTTTTTGGCCAAGTATTGTCGAATTTTTGTTTTTGCAGTTTTTACCATTGCCCGCCGCATTCCTGCACCTGATGCGTTAAAGGCTCGCTTCATGAAGTGGCCAAATCCGGGGGCGATTGACATCTTGCCGGTATTTTTACCACTTCTATGTCTACGTTGAGAGGTCCCTAAGATAAGCCAATGAACGTTACGTGCGGAGATACCTATTCCATCACCGCGACCACGGGCCGTCGTCTTAGAAATGCCCAACTGTTTGGACTTATTAACACCAACAGAAAAACCGACTCTAAATGAGTCGGACAGATTGGGGCCAGAGTTACGCCGGGCACCAGTTTTAATGGACCTGCCAAGGTATTTGTAACCCGAGGGTAATCTACCCTTTGCTACTTGACGAACCACCCTAATTGATGCCAGCACCGCCGAGTTGGCTATCTTCTTTGCATCAGATTTCCGCAGCTTGGCCAGCATCTTTATGATGGATTTATGGCCTTTAACAAAGCTGCTAGCACCGTTGGCCATAAAGCACCCCCTAGTATCTCAGCTCATCCCCGGCCAAGTCAAAGCCGGTTGGCTCAGAAACTTCGAACGCGGAAGCCCCATCCTTGCGGGATGAGATTTTATACTGTGTTCTTCCGGGGTCCGACCAATCCCATGCGGTTTCACCAAGGGAAAGGCATTCCACGGAAAACACATGGCTAACCCCTTGGACTACCCGCGTGATGATATCCCCGCTCTCAGGAGGCCCGAGAGCGGAGAGTTCATTCACGCCGATATTCCACTCAATTGTTTCAACGACCTGCTCCGTTCCCCCAACATCAATCGATTGCTTACTGGTGTAACCCTGAACGGCATTTGATATAGTTAGTGAGGTGGCCCCTCTCAGGTAGGTCACCGGAACACCAACGGCATTCCGGGTAACTCTTAATCCCGTACTTAGTGCCCGCTCAAACGGAGACAGATCGTCGCTCATGTTACACTTCCACTGCTTCAGTCTGGACGATGCCGTCCGTCGTGAAGATAGGTACGTTAAACGCACTTGAAGGGAATGGTGCAGGGTTACCAGTAGGATTGGTAGCTGTACGACCCTGCTGAAGGTCTTTCAGAGACGTTCGGTTCATGATCATGAAACTTGGACCCATCCCTGAAGGGAACTGAGACAGCAGATCAGAGATCAGGTCGTCCGTCAAAGGCTTAGTATCTGTAACACTGTTGATGTTGCAGATACGGCCATTTGAGTACTTGCCACCCATCTGGAAACCGATGTACATTGAAGCTGGTGTGTAGTACACCGGATAGTTGGTATCATTCGCTTCAGTGACAATCGTATCGCCAAGACTAATGCCGCGAGACATTGGTGTGACAAGTCGGCAATCATCAAAGCCCGTTCGTACCGCAAACGCGGAGCTTTGTACATCGGCAGTTGAACCCGCCGCGTTGATAACCATGTCATCGGCAAGGGCATCAAGATCAGTGTTGTTCAGGAGTCCTGAAAACCCTGCTGAATCCCCAAGAGCAGTCGTGCCATAAATGCACTGTTTCTCCAGCTTGAATAGAGCCGCCGCAAGATGCCGGGCACCTTCACGGGCGATCAGGTCTTCTGCACCTCTACGCCATGCGTTCGCTACAGCGTAGTCAACACGCCATGAGAAGTCTAGGATAGTGCAAGCCACCGTAACGACGGTATCCGCACTTGAGTCGTAGTCTCGTCCAGCGTTCGCGGCTCGGAAACCAACTACAGGAGCACCCGTGTACTTGTTGTAGCTGTGAGTTTCAGAACCATCCGAGGTGTCGCCGATAGGCAGACGTGAGATGAACGGAGAACCATTCAGAACTTCACTTGTCATTGTCGGATCAACATCAAGTGCATCACTGATGAAGTCCGCTACTGTGAACAGATCATTGGCCATTAGGCTAAATTCCTTTCAGGAACAGGGTTGGATTACTTACCGTAGTTTTTACCGGAGATACGAATCTTAGACGAAAGGGACTTTTCCTTTTCGGCTGCATCGTCGGCACTGAACTCGGTGCCTTCATCCTCACCCAACGCGAGTGAAGTGATCTTAGCTTCTGAGGCCGCTAGCTTTTCTGACAGGTCCGCAACCTTTGCAGTCAAGTTCTTAATGTGGAGGCTCTGTGCTTCCCCAAAGGCCACGCCTTTAAGAAACCAGCCAGTACCTTCTGAAACCCCGAATGCTGTTACATAAGCACCAAGTTCTGCATTGAAGTCCGCACGACTAGGAGAAGTATCCTTGTCCTGTGTGTCTTCAACCGGAGCATCAATTGCGTCCGCCATTTTGTCTTCTCCTAGAGTAGAAAGAGTTACACCCTGACGTGACAAGAACCTAGCAACAAACTGCTTGGCCCTATCCCCATCCACTGCGAATGAGGACTGTGTTGGCTTCACATCTGAAAGGCCAAGCACATATTGTAAATAAGCATCTGCATCAATAGCCGACTCCTGCCCCCGTTTGAACAACCCACTGGGGTTGGCCGCTGGGCTGTCTACTGCGTCGCAGGAGTAGATGCGTGATAGTCGTGCGTAAGAGTAGCCCTCTTCATTTCCCTTGTCGCCTTGGATTGCCCCAAGGGATACAGCCTCGTCATATTCTTCTGAGGCTTCAAAGTCATGATCGAATACAATGGATAATCCAAAGTCTTCGGGGGTATCCTCTGCTAATGAAAGTACGTAGGTGGCGAGGTCCCCATCAGGGGTGTTATACGCCGCCTCTTGGAAATGCAGGTCAGCAAAGACCTGATCACCTTTAACAACAGCATTGTAGAACTTACCCAGCTTTGTACCCACTCCGTCACTGGATAGACCGGGGTGAGTAAATCGTGCCTTGATGCCCGTAGGGCTGGAGTTGATACCCTCCTCTACTTGTGACAGGAAGGTTTGGTCTACCCACAGTTCGTGGCCAAGGGCTTCCCCGCGAGTGATAATGCTCGTCGAGTAGATTACGCCCTTGCCAAACTTACCGCCCTCGCGATCAACTGTGAGGCTTCCCCCTTTGTTGAACGCACTGCGGAACCGCGTAGGTTTATTTTCAATGACTGGCATTATACATCATCCTCTTGTGTGTCAGGGTCTTCAGGGTTTTCCTCAACCTCAGGTGGGATGAAACTTAGCTGTATGCCTAGTAACTCCGCTGCCTCTTTGGCCTTGGCAATCTGTTTCAGGTTCTCATCAAACTCACCCCTGCCACGTTCCTTGCAGATTCTGTATGGGTTATCCAGACCTGCCTGAATAGCCATAACATCACCTGATATCTCTTTGACGGGGTCCCACCAAGGCATACCCCTGTGTACCCACTCGAACGGAACATCGTTGACAGTCATCCCGTCGGGAAGTACAAGTAGACCTGATATGATCCACTGCTGTAGCTTCCAGACTGTGATACGCCGAAGTGACTCAAGCACCACGTCACGCTTGGCTTTACAGGATCTGTCATACAGCATCCAAGCTGCCCGTGATCCAAAGAAGTTCGTTCGGGATTCGTCCACGAAGTTGATAGGAAGGTCCAGAGCCTTGATGGCCATGCTCAACACTAAGCTGATGAAGTCCTGAGTATTGCTTCCGGGGTTGTCTGAGGTCAGGAACTGTGCTGTGTCGTCCTGATCCATCTCCATCTTGATGGGGCCTTTTCCGAAGTCCACATCATAGGTGCCATCCCCGTTTCTGGTATACTCTCCTGTACCGTTGGCGTTGGCAGAGGAAATGACCAGAGCAAATAGCTGCTCTACTTTCATCTTAGCGAGGGCGTAGTCAACACCCTCGTACACGTCCTGAAACGAGTTGTAGGCTGCGGCCAGTGGCGACACACCACGTACTTGGTCAAACCTATCAAAGCTGGCCAGGTGTACGAGGTTCTTGGCTGGCACCCGCCGCAGAAACTTGTACCGCCCATACCGCTCGCGGGCGTGTAGGCCCCACTGTAGGGGCCGCCCATCATTGTTTACCCTGCAACCATTGAACCACTTCTCAGCGGGTTCAGCATCATCTGGGGTCTGCATGAGGTCACCCTCAACAGCAGTAAGGCTTCCGTTCGTTCGCTTGAGGAACAGGAAGTCGCCGTCCAGAATATGTCTCATTTCCGCTGTGCGGATCATCTGTGAAAAAGTGAACCTCTGAGAGGAGTCGCAGTTATGTGGCCTGCTGAATACCTTCATCAGAAGTTCAATCTGGTCATTCAGTTCCTCGTTCTCCGAACGGACCTGAAAATTGAAATCTGTGTTGTAGTCGAGGTGCTTCCGTACCGCCCACGCAACCATAGAAAAGTTGCGGTAAAGCGTCTGGCCCGTGCCAATCATCGCCTTACGTTGCTGGCCGTGAAGGAACTCATCCTCATTCTTCAGGATGGGGCTGGCTGCTTTTCGCTTGCCGACCGATGCAACCGCATCGTACCCACTGGCAAAGCTGGTTTTAACCTTGTTCGCCTTGTTTTTCTTCTTGGACATTACACGCCTCGCGAAAGGTTGATGGATGACACGCGAGGTTTACGCGGGGTCTCCCCTTTGCACTCAGCGATCTGGGCTTCTAGCTGACTAGCAACCCGCTG